TACCATATAGTTATACACCTCTTGATAAAAGTCGTAATCGTTACTTGCGGCAGTATCTTTACCACCGAACTCATTTACTTGCAGTATTGTATCCGGTATACCGAAAATGTTTACTAGAGATTGTAGACCTTCTTTTGATCCTTTCTTTTTAAGTAGGTAGGGGAGATTGTGGTAAAGTCTCTTGTAGATCTCAGTCTTATAATCATCCGTTAGAACTCCTTCAGAGGCTGTTACGTATGTATTGATAACCTCGCTACCTGTTGGATAGTTTAAAGATCCTGAGGGTGTTAGTCCTAAGTAGTTTGTAAATAGGTCTTGATTTGCAAATTGGTTTTCATAAATTCTAACCCCGAACGATTTTAGAATATCTCCCATTAATTGTTTAGGGGCTCCAAAATCTGGTCTGTTGTCCGAGTTAAGTTTGTCAGTTATTCCTTTTGTATATGTCCATAGTACGTCGTAATGCTGTCCTAGCATGTTTACGAACAGTTCATAAGGAGCATTAGAAGGATCTTCTCTAAGGTACTCAGGTACTGTGTTTAACAGGTTATCTTTATTTTCTCCGTCGTAAAGAGATGCACTATATAACCTTCCGCCAAAATATGGTGAACTTTCGTTGTCAGATCCTAACCATGTCAATACTTGAGTTGAACCAGTGCCATATAGGTTAAAAGGTTGTTGTGAGTTAGTCTTCGGCCAAGCAAAAGAGTTTGATGAAAAATACATAAAGTATTCAAACTCATCAAAGTTTTCAATAACTCTGTTGAGGTTTGATTGAAGAACTTCTCTTGATTCGCTAGTATATAAATTACCTAGTGTTGTTGCTGGTATAACGTTGTATGCGTTTATCTGATTCTGATAGTTTTCAATTTCGCTAACCTTATAGTAGAAATTTACTAGTCTCTGTTTTGCAGAAGAAAAGTGTATAAAGTTTTCAAATTGTGTAAAGTCTGTGTTTACTACAACATCTTTCTCTTGTAGTATTGATTTAATTTGTGCTACAGAAGAGGTAAGGTCTGATGAGAGTAAGGATGAGAAGGTCTCAAATCCTCTAGATGCTTGTTGTTGATCTCTCTTCTTTACATTAAAGTTAGGACCTTTAATAAAGTTCTTTGGAGTTTCAAACGGGGTTAAGTCTGTCTCAAATAACAGGTTGTACCTTTTTGGATCTCCAACTCTTGTGTATAAGAAAGTAGTATCCTTAAGTGTTATAGTTTGCGGCAGAGCTTCGTAAAGCTTAACTAGTAGTGTACCTTCTACCAGAAGAAGATTTACGGCAGATACATAGGCGCCATTGTCAAATTCTAAATAAAAATTCTTTATCGTAGGTGATACAGCGGATTCTGCTTCGTATTTTTTAATCTCTGCTAGTACGCCTTCATCTTCTAGAAGATCTCCGTCTAATCTAAGTTCTGTACGGTCTGAGGAGATTTCAGAGATAAAGAATCTATTACTTGTAGAAGATTTGAATAGAGGGCGGTTAAATTCAAATGTAATATTGTATTCACCTTCATTTAGATTATAGAAGTCTGCTAATCTATCAAAATCTAATTTAATCTCAGTATACTGTCCGTCAGGTAGAACCTGTCTATTATTCTCTACCGTATAGAGAGTGAAGTTCTGATTGGTAAATAATGTTCTTCCTGTTACATCTTGTACTACGGTCTTTACCTTGTCTTCAAACGGAGTAAAGTAGCCAGGCTGGTCTACTCCTTCTAGGATAGCGATATCCTTTGGGTTAAGTTCCTGAGTACTGTTTAGAGGTGTAACTGTATAGTTTGCCATTATTCAGCATTTGTTTGAGTTTGTAGCTCTATATTCTCTAGTGTAAGATCGTTTAGTTGTCGTTGCAAACTATTAATCTCTTCTAGCAATAATCGTACTGTCTCTGATTGATTGTTGTAGTTAATATAGTCTGAGGATCTTTCTATTAAAGTTGTATGTGAGTTTTCTCCTGTCTGAGGGATGTCGTAGAAGAGTTCATCGTATTGGATAAAGAATTCTTCTACTGAGATGGTAGTTGCTGCTGCTTCCTCTTGAGGGGTTGAAAGTTGAGAAAATTGAGTATCTACAACTTTACTAAACTTACTTTTAGAGAATTCCTCTTTTGTAATATCTATTTCTACCTTCTTCATATTACAGACTTACAACTCTTCCTTTAATATCTGTATCTGGGTATTTAATTTCAAAAATCATTGGGTCTACTGATGGGTAGATTACGTTATCAGTAGTAGCTCCTTCTACATCATATGCATATTGAGAGTATCCTTGAGCAACTCCTGATTTGTTTGTAGGAGTAATCTTCTTTACAGTCTGTACTCCTCTTACTTTATCGAGTTCTAAGTACAGGTCTCTTAAGCTTATAGGTTCGTTTATCTGCATCTGGTCTGAGGCAAAAAAGCTTTTAATCCTCTCAATACAGTTAAATAATACTTCATTTGAATTGAATCCAGGACGAGTTACTATTTCAAAATCGATGCCTAAGTTAATAACAAATGCATCTTTAATATTTACCTTATCATTTACTGTTCTATACTGTGAAAGATAAGTTCTAAGGTTATTCTTTACTGTATCAGAGGCTCTTGTAAAGTTCTTATTAATATTATAGGAGATCACGTATAAGTCGATGACCTTCCCAATCTCTCCTTGAGTTACTTCCGAGGCTAGTGTTGGTGTTGCATATGCTTTAGCAATGTTACCGTAGTCCGATGGCATTGATAAAGCTCTCACAAGGTAATCGTCCGCAGTTACTGCTCTTAGTTGTGCTCCGAAAGCTCGTAATGCATTCTCTCTAATTGTTTCTAAATCGTCAGCGTCGCCTCCGCCGGAAGCTCCTTGAGGGTTCGTTACAGTTAAGCTGTTAAAGAATGCATCTGCATTAGCAGAGCTTCTTACTGCTGAGATATTAAATTTAGCTTGCTCTTTAGTTGAAAGAGTTGTTAATGTGTTTGCTGCTGCATTAGCCGAGGATCCACCGCCTGTTAAGTATCTAACTGTTAATGTTGTATTTCTTGGGGCAATTCCGTATGTATCTGTAAATAAGAAATTTGTAGGGTCAAAAGCAGTGTTTAACTGTGATCTTCTATAAGGTAGTCCTAATCCTACATTTGAAGGATCTGGTACGATTTCCTCTGGAGAGTCGTTTGTGTTTCCAGCTCCAAATTGTAGTTCTAAGTTAGTCTCATTCTTAAAGCGGGTTATAAACCTTCTAGGTTGCTTCTCTAACTTTAAGATATATCTTGCATCAGCATCTGTTAGATTTGGATCTGTAATTGAAGATCTTCTGTCTTCAGTTAATACTGTCTCTTGTCCAAGATATGGAACTTCGTACCAAATATTTCCATCACTGTCTGTGATGTCTAGGATTCCTAAAATCCTATCGTCCGTAATAGTTCTTGTTGCAAATTTTTCTACCTGTCCAAAAGTGAGAGTTGTTGTCTTTATTGTAGCAGAAACTCCCTTTCTAGTCTTCTTAAGCTGGTACTGTAATGGTCTGTTGGTTGTTGAATCTATTGAGTAGACTGAGATTTGTGTTGGGTCTAGTGAAGATGATTCAGCGAAATCTACATAATCTTGTACTAGGAAGTTTTGACCTCTTTGAGATGAACCAATAACAGAATTCTCAGGAACCTTTATAGTGTATGAAAAGTCAGGTATTGTTACCGAACCTGATAGTTTTGCGGGTACTCTTTGATAGAAGTCAATGTCTACTGTAGCTGCTTTTGAAGCTTTAGGTGTGTACCCGAGAGTATATGCTAGAGAGTAAATGTTCTCTTGCTGGCGAGCATATTGTAGGAAGGTTTCTTGAACCTGGTTGTCTAAGTAGAAGGAAAGGATATCCCCGATATAGGCTCCTTGTTCCATTACCATCATACCGGGTGAGGCATTAGAGAAATCGTTATAGGTTGTTGGGAAATAAGTTTTTGAAAACTCTATAAGAGCATCTCTAAATGAATTAAAGTCTCTAGTTATGTACTTTATATCTCTCTTACTATCGTTCATTGTTGTAGTACTATTGTAAATTCATCTTGTATTGAGAACTGTCTAACTCTATAACGTAATGTAATTGTTACTGCCTGTAGGTCTGGGTTTTCTGAGGTAACTTTTAGTTCTTCTATCTCTATGTCTGGAAAGAATCTCTGTACTTCACTTCTTAGTCTTGCTTCGAGACTGTCTAGTGAATTTGAAGAGATAGCTTGAAAGATAAACCCTCTAATACTTGCTCCAAAAGATGGGTTTAAAGGTCTTTCATTTTGATTTGTAAGGAAGTAATTAATTAAATTAGCTTTAATTGAATCTTTTGTAGTGTAGGTGGTGTTAAATACTCCCTCCCCGGAAAAAGGCAAAGCAAATCCAATACCTGTTGAAGGTTTAAGATCTAATGGATTAATCCTCTTTACCTCTATTGCCATTTTACTTTCCTGCTGTCATTAAGCTTTTGATAGCATCTACAGAGACTTCTCCCTGGGGTAGGGAGCCGTTAGCTAGATCAACTGAACCTCCGGTCAGCGGCTGTTGTATGTGTCCGCTATTCATATTAAGAGCTGTCCTCCATTCACCAGAAGCTGCTGTTTCTTTAAGGATGTTCTGAATAGCTTCAGCTTGAGGTGCTTTAGGTGTTGTAGGCTGTGTTTTAATAGGTGCTGGAGCATCTGCGTATTTCCTCATTGAACCTAACTCTTCATTTAAGACCTCTCTCACAGCTTCTTTAATAAGCTCTTTTAATTTGTCAATTTTCATAATTATAAATATGCGTTTTTAAAAATTAGCTAGTCGAGTTATTTCTGCTTGTAGTTTTTGTTTTTCTGCGGTTAGTTTTCTCTCTTCATTAAGAAGATCCTGTAATCTGTTCTCAGCTCTACCTAGTTGAGTTTGGTTCTGCTGGGATTTAGGTCTATTTTTTATTCGTTGGAGTTGTTTCCTAAATCTCTCTATTCTAGGTCTAACTTCTTCATTAAGCTCTTTATCTATACTTTCTACTTTCAGCTCAATTAGTTTTATAGCCTGTTTATTAAACTTTCGTATATTTGATATATCAGCACTTCTCTGTAATGTTGTTTCTATTGTGGATGTAATAATATCGTCAACAGTGTCTCCTTGAGGGGTTATCGATCTATCAATTTGAATCTTTACCTGCTCTAATAACACTTCATCACTTGTTGCAAAACTCTTAGAGGAGCGAAAAGCTACTGTTCCGTTAGGGTACAGTGCGACGGCTTGCCTTCTCACAAGATTGTCCTCAAAGTTTTTAATATTTACAATATCTAATTTAAAATCTCTATAATTTTGAGGTAAGGTTGGTGCTGAAGCTTGGTCTTGTATCTGACTATCTTCTATACTTATTACATCTTCTTCTTCTGAATCTGAGCAGAAGTTGATTATTACATTGAGTTGGCGAAGAGCTCCTTGAAGAGCTACTGTCATTGATGTAATTGTTGTTAGTAAAACTGTTGAGGTATTCACTACTGCTTCAGCGATATCTACTTTATCTGATACTTTTTTTAGAATGTCAGATGAAGTATTAGTCACTCCTACTGTCGTTGTAGCGTTAGGCACTGCTAATAATTTTAGAGCAAAAATAACTGCCTGAGTTGTCTCTATTATGCTAGATAGAGATTCATTTGTCTGAAGTTGTGAGTTTGATTTTCTTGCAACCGAAATAAGGACTAGGTCGATCTTATCTCTTAAGTTTATAAGTTTTTGAAGTTGTTGGGGAGATGGGCAGAGTTCTTTCGCTTGCTGTGTTACAGCTGCTTGGTACTTTGAGATCTCAGTGGCAACCCTTTGTTCAATATCTAGGATTGCTCTAACCTGAGAGATAGCTAGTTCTAATACAACTTTAGATAATGACATTACTCTGTCTTAGTTTTTTTAGATTTGTACCTTTCAATATTATTTGAGATATTGCGAGCATCTGCTGCTGTTCTCAGTAGAGGTTCAATTACTGGTGTTGTTATGGGCACTCCTAGATTACCTACTAGTGTTGCTAGTCCATTCATTACTTCTTCAACATTCCCAGCAAAAGATTTAATATCTGTTAGAAACTTATCTCCTAGTATCACACTCTCGCTAGAATCTTTACTTCCTAATTTTATAGTCTTAGAATTAACAACGACCTCGTTTTTTGCTTCAACGTAAGTCTTATTATTTGAAGAAATATCTACTAACTCCTCTCCATTTACAACTACATCCTCTTTACCTACAACTCCGACTCTATTTGAAATAATACCTGTCTGAGGGCCTGAGTATTGGTTTAAAGTCTTTCTTGATGTATTTGTAAGACCTTTTCCTGAATAGGGTGGATTTATATCCTCTAGAGAACCGGATGTAGACTGTACTATAATATTTAAGTCGTTGTAAGATTCTTTAAGAGGTATCCACTGGTCTAAAGTTGTGTTTGGATCTTGACCTGTTTTGATATAGGTTCTAGGTGACTGATCTTCTGTGTTTGATGTTAGGTTTATTGAATTACCGAATCTTCCTTCAACTTGAATATCTCCCTCTTGTACCTTTAGTGGATTAATCTTTCCTGATTCCACAAATGTATCACCGAGTTGAATTTCTTTCTGCTGCTCAGAGGTATTACGAACTACTACTCCGGTTTCTACCTCTTGAGGATCTGGTTGTGGAAGTTCCCCTACTTTCTTAGAGATGTCTGGTAGTCCATTGTGATGATTTGTGTTCCATATCCTTACCGGGGTTGTGTAGTATTCCGTTTGGGATGTTCTGGAGTCACTTTGTATATCTAGTGAAGGAGCAAGATGTAAAGTTATTATTTCGTTAACTAAAGGATAGTTTTTTATACTTGGATTAAGAGGACGGGCAGTAGGTAGGTTCTTAATTATGTCTGTATCTGTGACGATGGGATTTTCGACATCATCGTAGAAGACTGTTCCGATACCAGACCATCCGCCAACTTTGTTAAATAGTTCAGTATTTCTATCGTCAAGTACGATTGCTGCCACCCTTCCGGAAAAGGAAGTTTGTACATCTCCTCCGTTACCAGAGGAAACCTGTTCTTTAACAGTTCTTATTATCATTACCCTTTGTCCTCGAAAGATTTAATTTCAGCTTGAATTTGTTCCATT